TTGAAGACGATTTCAAAGAATCATCTAATCTTCTAACAGAACTCGACAAAGATACAACGGACTCCAATATAGATTGGCTTGTAGAGATCACTGAAAAGTTTTGTCAGGAAAAAGCATTACATGGTGCTATCCTAGAATCTATCAATATCCTTGATGATAAGGAAGGTAAGAAGCAGACGAAAGGTAAGGGAGCAATTCCTAAAATTCTTTCTGATGCGTTGGGAGTTTCATTTGATCCAAACGTAGGTCATGATTACATAGAAGATGCTAGTCAGCGTTTCGACTTCTATCATCGTACTGAAAAGAAAATCCCATTCGATCTAGAATATTTCAATTTGATCACCAAAGGTGGCATTCCTCCAAAGACTTTGACTATCATTCTTGCTGGCACAAATGTCGGTAAATCTTTAATGATGTGTCATTTCGCTTCATCAGCATTATCACAGGGATATAACGTATTATATGTCACTATGGAAATGTCTGAAGAGAGAATTGCTTCTCGCATAGATGCAAATCTATTAGATGTCACCATGGATGACTTGGCGCTCATGCCAAAAGAGAATTATGATCGCAAGATCGCACGTCTCAAACAATCTGTGAAGGGTAAACTGATTGTCAAGGAATATCCTACAGCATCGGCAAGTTCTGTAAACTTTCGCAACCTATTCAATGAATTGGCTCTGAAGAAGCACTTCATCCCAGATATCGTATTCATTGATTATTTGAACATCTGCTGCTCTTCAAGAATCAAGCAGGGAAATAACGTCAATTCATATACATACATCAAAGCCATTGCAGAGGAGCTACGAGGACTTGCAGTAGAGTTCAAACTACCCATCGTCAGTGCTACTCAGACAACAAGATCAGGCTATACTAGCTCCGATCCGGGATTAGAGGACACTTCTGAATCATTTGGACTTCCAGCTACCGCAGATCTTATGTTTGCAGCAGTAACCGGAGAGGAACTGGAAAAATTGAATCAGTTGATGATCAAGCAGCTTAAGAACCGTGATAATGATGTGACGAAACACAAGAGATTTATCATAGGTATAGATAGAAGTAAGATGCGACTTTATGATGTGGAAGAAAGCCAGCAGAATTTGGCAGATGAACTCGCAGGACAATCTAGCCCGACCGAAATCTATAAAAGCGTTGGCAAAGATGTTGATAAAGACAAATTTGCCAGAGCAGGGATACGTTTTGATTAATGCGCAATGTTAAGATAGCTCGCAAAAAACTTGATCGTGTCGCTGCTCAGATCGGCGACCGCGAAGTAAAGTTTTCTGTTTTATGTCGCTATCTAAACAAAGAATTTGAGAGTCTCTCAGTTCGATTCAAAAGCAAAGCAGAGGAATATTATTCTTTCTGCGTATCTGGCTTCTTCAATTCATACAGCACGGTAGAATTTGACGAAAAGAGATACAATGTCAACATAACCTATAACAAGACTACTCCATATGTCAATCCAAATAAAATTCTGGGAGAAATATTGTTAGTTTTAGTTCATGAATTTCGTCATGGACATCAAGACAGTAGGAGAGGTCTAAAACTCCTGCCAGCAGACAAAGCACCGAAGTTCAAACATTTCAATAAGAAATTACAAGAAAATGTATTGTATCTCAGCGACTATGATGAATTAGACGCATATGCATATGAAGCCGCATATGCAGCTAAACTGAATCGAGACAATTCTTGGATAGTCAATCGCTATAAAAAAGTTTTGGGAAAGCACGCCCCGAAGCTTTACTTTAGGTTCCTGAAGAAGCTATACTTGTTCACTAATAAATAGATGAATCAAGAGGAGCATTGAATGTCTGATAACAAGGGTCTGATCTATGAGGAGACAATTAATAAACTCCTAAAGAAATATAAGATACAAGACAAAAGTTTCCATGGCGCTGGATCAGATTCTAATGCTCCTGACGCAGAAATCACCATCCAAGGTGTTAAGTATAAGGTTGAAGTCAAGCTTGATCTGAAAGTTGACTTTGGTCAGGGTTCTTTAGATTATGATTTGAAGAAAAATAAATGGAGTCTTAGTGGTGCTAAGACTCCTTCTGCAGAGCAGATGAGAAAGTTTCTAGAAAGTATTAAAGTACCTGAGCTTGTGAATAGTTCAAGGGGCTGGGGTGGCAAAGGTGCTCCTAGAAAATTCACCGTTCCTCTAAATAAGTTTAAGCCTGTTGACGTTGTTTATGATTATAAGCACTTTACAGATAAATTTGTTGATGTGCCGAATGATGCTGTGTCAAAGTATTATGCCAGCAAGAAAACATATTATATTCAGATTGGTGAATTCGGTCTTTATCACATGGGCAAGGATCCAGCTAATTTGGGAACTCCAGCATTCAAGCCTCAATTGAGATTGAGAATACGTTTGAAGAGAGGTGGTAGTCATCCAATATATAACTATAGATTCTCAACAGCTTTGCAGGCAAAGTCGCTTGCTAAGTCTGATATTGACTTAGAAAACAAAGATGATTTGGCTGCAATTGCGGCGAGGGCGAAGAAATAATATTATGACTATAATGGTGACTGGAGGAGCCGGGTTTATCGGTTCTAATTTTGTGAGATATCTAACAGACCTGGGTGAGCATGTTCACGTTCTGGATAATCTAACCTATGCTGGTGATCTCAGAAATTTACGAGATATCAATAAATCTAAATTATATTTCACAGAAGGTGACATTAACGACACGGAATTGGTATTTAATCTACTAGCGACATACGATCCTATTGGAATAGTACATTTCGCCGCAGAGAGTCATGTTGATAATTCAATAAACAATGCTTCTCCATTTGTAATAACTAACGTCAATGGGACAGTTTCTTTATTAGAAGCAACGAAGAAGTGGCTCCTACTTCGTCACCGATATACAACTAAAAAGCAATCCTTCCGCTTTCATCATGTATCTACTGATGAAGTCTACGGTTCTCTGTCGTTAGGCGAGCCAGCCTTCACAGAATCCAACCTATATGCTCCTAGAAGTCCATACTCGGCTTCAAAAGCAGCTTCAGATCACTTTGTAGCAGCATATGGCGCTACACACAATATCCCATATGTTATGACAAATTGTTCAAATAACTATGGTCGTCGTCAACACAAAGAAAAATTAATTCCAGTTGTAATTACAAAGGCAATGAACGACCTGTCCATTCCAATGTATGCTGATGGAGCAAATATCAGAGATTGGATTCACGTTAGGGATCACTGCGAAGCTTTGTGGAGAGTATTTGTTTACGGCAAGGACAATTCCAAGTATAATATAGGTGGTAAGACTCAAGTAAGTAATAAAGAGTTGATTACAACTATCCTAAATATGATGGGTAAGCCTCTTAGTTTAATCACTAGTGTAACAGATAGACTGGGACATGATTTTAGATACGACATAGATAATACTAAGATCGAAACTGAATTGCGTTGGTATCCAAGAATTCCATTGGATATTGGTTTGAAAGATTCTATAGAATGGTATCGCACACAACACAAATGACTTTCTACGCATACATCTACATAGATCCGCGGACAGACCAACCTTTCTATGCTGGCAAGGTAAACGTAGACCACCAGAACACCACGCAAGTCAACGCGGTAAGCCAAGACCGGAAAGTGTGAGAGTGAAGATTGCCGCTGGCAATAGAGGCAAGAAAGTGTCTCTAGAAACAAGAATGAAAATGGGTGCCCGAAAATTGGGCAATCAATACGTGAGAAATTATGACAAAAACATTAGGAATAATCTTAGCAGCGGGACGATCGTCCAGACTTTACCCAGCGACAACAGCTGTGTCGAAGCAATTGCTGCCGATTTACGATAAACCACTAATCTACTATCCACTTTCTACTCTAATGCTAGCAGGCATTAGAGATTATGTTGTGATTGTAAATCCAGAAGAAAAGTCTCTATTCGAGAAACTTTTTTCAACAGCTGTATTGCATATGGGCATCAATGTCAAAGTTGCTGTTCAACTAGTTCCAAGAGGATTGCCAGAAGGGTTTACTATTGCCAATGCAGTGGAACCATTTGAATCCTATGACAACATTGCTTTAATTCTAGGGGACAATCTGTTCCACGGTGCCACGCTCACCGAATCATTGCAGCGTGGATCAAGCAACACAAAGGTGGCAAAAATTTATGGTCAGAAAGTTACGGATTTACATCGCTTTGGTGTTGTTGGAATTGATAAACTTACGAGAGAGATTCAATACATTGTTGAAAAACCAGAAACTTTGACTGGCAAATTTATAGATCTAGCAATAACTGGATTATATTTCTTCCCGAAGGATATAGCTGATCGAGCAAAAATTCTCAAGCCATCAGCACGCGGAGAACTAGAAATTACTGATTTGATTAATGCATATCAGAAAGAGGGATTGTTAGATGTGGAACAATTCAAACGCGGCATAAGTTGGTTTGATACTGGAACTGCGGATTCTTTATTGGATGCATCGCACTACGTCAAAACTATTCAATCCAACCAAGGATTTCTTGTTGGATCACCACATGAAGTTGCCATGCGCAACAAGTGGGTTGAGAATATTGATATTCTCACATATTTGAAAACGGTTGAGAAATCTACCTATGGGAAATTGTTAATTGAGGTTTTTACAAATGGATAATGAAACGCGCGACCAGATGATTAAGGATCTATCACAGATCACACCAGGTTATGCATACAACTGTAAGGAATTTATTCCTGGCAAAACTCCAATTTATTACTCAGGTCCATATTGGGATCATCTGGAAATGGAAGCTGCACTGAAAACTCTGATCACAGGAAAGTGGTTAGTCACTGGCGAGAACGTTGCCAAGTTTCAGAGGAAGTTTGCTAATAAATTTGGCGTGAAGCATTCTCATATGGTTAATTCAGGATCAAGTGCCAATCTCGTTATGATTGCTGCTGTCAAGAAGCATCTTGATTGGAAGGATGGAGATGAAGTCATTGTATCTCCGGTTGGCTTCCCTACTACAATTGCTCCTCTAGTACAAAATGGATTGAAGCCTGTATTTGCAGACATTGAATTCAACAGTTTGAATTTTGATGTTAATGAAGTGGTTAAGAAAATCACGGATCGCACTGTAGCAATATTTGTATCTCCAGTTCTAGGCAATCCACCAGATCTAGATTTTTTGAAGAAAGTTTGTGAAGAAAAGAAATTAACTTTGCTTGGTGATAATTGTGATTCGTTAGGCTCCAAGCTGGGTGGTAAAAATATCACAGACTATTACTATGCTTGGTCTTGTTCTTTCTATCCGGCGCACCATATCTCTACTGGTGAAGGTGGAATGGTCTCATCTAATGATGGCGATTTGATTAGTCTTGCTCGTAGTTTCTCATGGTGGGGTCGCGATTGTCGTTGCGTCGGTGTAGCAAATCTTCTAGCCTGTGGCACTTGTGGAAATCGTTTTGATACACATCTTGGTGAAGAATTTGGGATTGTAGATCACAAATATGTCTTTACAAATATGGGGTATAATCTAAAGCCACTTGATTTACAGGGTGCTATTGGAATCGTACAATTAGACAAGATGGATGAGATTGATCGTCTCCGTCGTTTGAACTATCACAAGTTCGCATTCTTGCTATACAAGTATGTCCCTAGAATTCGCTGCGCTTCACGTCTGGTTGATGCTGACCCATCTTGGTTTGGCGTACCAATCATCTGTGAAACTCCAGAATTGAAAGTCAAGCTAGTTCAATTTCTAGAAGATAATAAGATTCAGACACGTAACTATTTTGCTGGAAATATTCTAATACATCCTGGATACAGCCATCTAGACAATTATAAAAATTATCCAAATGCTAATATGGCATTGAGTCACGTATTTTTCGTTGGATGCCCACCACACTATACTGATGATGTGTTTATGCACATTGAAGAAATTTTGAAAACGTGGGATGAGCGTAAATGATAAGCGTTTATGGTGGCACTGGATTTGTTGGTAAGAAGTTTTGCGACCAATTTCCAGAAGGAGATATCTATCTAGTTCCTAGAGGTCTTCGCCGCCCTGCAGTACCATCAGATATTCTGTATTTGATTAGCACAACACACAACTACCATGTGTTTGATGAACCTAGCTTGGATGTTGAAACAAATTTGCTGGTACTCACTGAAGTATTGGAGAGTTGGAAAAACTATAATCCAACAGGAACATTCAATTTTGTTAGTTCATGGTTTGTCTACGGAGATACTCTTAATATACCAACAAAAGAATCAACACCATGTAACCCATTGGGATTCTATTCTATTACTAAACGTTGCGCTGAGCAATTGATAGTATCTTATGCGAAAACGTTTAATTTGAATTATCGCATTCTTAGATTAGGAAATGTTCTAGGTTCTACAGACACCAGCGTATCTGCTAAAAAGAATGCTCTTCAGTACATGATAGATAAGATGAAAAATAATGAAGATATTGCTATCTATGGTGATGGCGTTTTTCATAGAAACTACATGCATGTGGATGATACTGTCCGAGCCATAAAACTGATAATGGAATGTGGTGAACTGAATACAATCTATAATGTTGGTAACAAACATAATTCTATATTCATTGATATTCTGAATTATGTTAGGACTGTTCTGAATTATACAGGTTCATTCAACCACATAGAACAAAAAGAATTCCATAAGAAAATACAGACTAAATCTTTTCAGATGGATTGCACCAAGCTCTATGATCTAGGATTTAAGAATGTCTATACCATAAATCAGATGTTGGACGCGCTTCTATAGCCTAAATATTACATTCACAACTGTTGTGGGTGTGGTATGGAAGATTGTAAAATAGTTCTCATTCAGGATCTCCTAGATTCCAGAAGAAGAAAGCAGAAAGAACTAGAATTTTACTTGTCCAAGAAAGTAGAACTGGAGAAGAAACTCCTTTGGCTACAGCGTGATCTCGCGCTAACAGATCATATCCTACAACTCATAGAAAAAGAAGGGATAAAAGAGATCATATAATGCTAGCTTACAGACAATTCATAATTGAAAATCTTGAGCAATATACCAAGCTTAAGCATTTGGAACATGCCGAAGATCTACCAATAGATGCTGGCGAGCATGGCTTTCACCATGCAGTTGAGGCTCTGACCAATGTTCACAAGAAACTTCAGGGCAAATTCAATGATACTAAGATCACAACGAAGTTTGATGGTTCTCCATCAGTGGTGTTCGGTCATAATCCCGAGAATGGTAAGTTCTTTGTGGCTTCTAAGTCTGCATTCAATGCAACTCCCAAGATCAACTATACTCCGAAAGACATAGAAAAGAACCATGGGCACGCACCAGGATTGGTTGAAAAACTAAAATACGCTCTAGAACACTTCAAAAAGACTGTTCCCAAGAGCGGTGTCTATCAGGGTGACATGATGTACACCAAGCCTGATGTTCATGAGCATGAAAAGAAATTTCATTTCACACCAAATACAATCATGTATTCTACTCCTACGAAATCTGAGGAAGGTAAGAAAATTGCTAAAGCTCAGGTTGGCGTTGTTGTTCATACCAAATATCATGGTAGAACTCTAGATAACATGATTGCTGGCTTTGATCCAGATACACACAATTTCAAGCATCATCCTGATGTACATATTATTCCACATGAGTTCGGCGGCGAGGCGGTTCATTCTGGAGAGAATCAGCACAAGTTTGAGCACCACATTAAAGCTGCAGAATCTATTAAAACACAATCTCATCCAGAGACATTCAGCGATATACATCCACACGCTCTTCATATCAAAACATATATCAATAGAACTGTGAGAGATGGTTCACGCCCAAGCGTAGAAGGGTACACAGAACATCTACTAAAGCATGGTGAGCATGCGGTTGCTTCTGTTAAAACTGCGAAAGCAAAGCAACAAAGACATGAAGCTATGACAGCCCAACTCCATCACGTTGCACAGCACCATAAGTCTTTTGAGAATACGTTCAAGATTCATAGCCACCTACAGCATGCCAAGAATGCTCTTGTGAATACTCTTTCCCATGGATCAACCTATGAACACACTATCGGCGGCAAAGAAGCCAAGCCAGAAGGGTTCGTAGCCATACATAAAGGACATCCTATCAAACTCGTAGACAGAGCAGAGTTCTCTAGAGCCAACTTTGCCAAGAATCGAGGATAGTAGGAACCTAAATACTCTGTGTAATACTTCTAATGAGGAGACCAAGATGTTTGCATTTCTAGTCGGAGTAGTGGTAGGTGCTGTTGCGGCTGTTCTAGTCCCTGCAGTATTCAATTGGGTCAAGAAGGAAACAGACGTAGTAAAAACTAAGCTAAAATAATTTAGCGAAGTTCACACAGGGTTGAACGCATATGGAAAAACAGGCTGATAAGCCTCAGAAAGAGCATGCAGTTTTTACGTTCGGAAGATTTAATCCTCCGACAACTGGACATAAAAAGCTCGTAGATAAAGTCGTGTCGCATGCGAAGGCGCATAACGCGGACAATTATGTTTTTGCGTCTCATTCTCAGGATTCAAAAAAGAATCCTCTCGGGCACAAGCACAAGACGGAGCTAATGAAAAAGTTCTTCCCCCATGCCCATGTTCATGACGGTGAACATGTAAAGACAGCATTGGACGCGGTAAATCATCTTCATAAGAAAGGTTACAAGAAAGTAACCATGCTTGTCGGTTCAGATCGTCACCAAGAATTCCACAATCTACTTCATAAGTATAATCCAGGTATCAAACATCTAGAAGTTACGTCTGCTGGACACCGCGACCCTGACGCTGAAGGAGTTGAAGGTATGTCTGCATCAAAGATGCGTGATCATGCTTCAAAGAAAGAATTTAGTAAATTCCGCCATGGAGTTCCTAACAAGGCTCATGCAAAAGAACTATATCATGCAGTAAGGAAAGGTATGAAGCTTGAAAATTTTCAAAATGAATTTAAGGCACTATTTTTAGTTGGTGGTCCTGGCAGTGGCAAGGATTTCATCATAAATTCATTATTGGATGAGTCTAAGATTATTGAATTTCCTCTTGATAAATTGTATAGAGCGATTGCGGATCAAACTAACCTAGATGAACTTAACAACTATCCTTCCATGATCATAAATGGTAATGCTGATAATCTGAATAAAATTCTAGTATCTAAGCAAGTGTTAGAATCCATGGGTTATGATGTTTCTATGGTTTACGTCTATACAACAGATGAGGAATCAAAGGCACGTAACGATTTACGCATTTCTCGTGGTGCAAAGACATTCACAGAAGATCAGCGCAAAGAAAAATACGAAAGTTCTATACAGAACATACATGAATTTTCCCCACTCTTCGAAGCATTCCACATTTTTAATAATTCAGATAACTTCACATCAGTCAATCCAACTAAGAAGAATGAAATCTCTGGTTGGCTTCAAGAATTGGGTGAGTCTATTGGCGAATTCTTTGAGGCATCAGTTTCCAGCGAAGCTGCTAAGATGTGGTTAATGGAAAATGGAACCAAATATCCAAAAGCATTCCTAGATAGAGTAAATAAAAGAACTTCGCAAATTCCTCATAGTGGACCAATGCCAGCACCAAATCTAAAGGGATTCAAGAGAATCAAAGATGGCGCATTCTGGAAATTGGTACCTATCAAGGAAGCAGAGGGAATAGCATCTTCTAGATCTTCTTCTGCTGCAGCTGATACACAAGACACACCAATGCGTAGTCTATATCAGTTTGGAAAGAAGAAGTCTGATAGTAAATCTAAATCAAAGGGCACAAAGACTGCAACTGCACCACCACAATTCTTTGATCAGAGAATGGGTGCCGTTCCTTCTGGTGGCGTAGGTCTAACATCTGAATTCAAACCAGATGGACAGATAATTCAAGAAAAGACGTTTGAAGTATTGCGTAAGAATATCACGTCAATTATTAGTAATATAGATGGAGAGTAACATGAGTGACAATAAAACTTTGGAACAACTAGAAGCATTAAGACAGCGTTTAGAAACAGACATTCGTAGATCAACTAATCTTGATCCGGGTGGCTTGAATCGCAACACTCCATTAGTTCGTAACTACGATCAGGTTCAACGTGACATTGCTCAATTGAAAACAGAGAGCAAGTAAGGAAAGACAATGACTGAGTACAATAAAGATTCTGTGAACAAAGCTATTAAATCTTCTAAATCAAAAATTAGTAAGAAAGAAGGTAGTGCCATTCATCGTTTGTTGATAGGCAGACGTAAGGAAAAGCCATTCAAAGACGCATGCGTGACTGGCAGTCGCAGAGACTTTGCGAATGAGAGTGTTACTAAAAGAGTAACTCTTTCTTCGTTGAAGAAGATATATGACAATAATGAAACTGAAAACGCTCATTCTGAAAATGCAGTTCTCCTAGCAAAGCACTTTGGAACAGAAGAAGAACATAGAAAGATGAAGCATGCGCTGAACACTAGAAATAAGTTAGGTTATCTGCATCCAGATCATATTAGCTATGCTAGTGATATGTCAAAGAAATACTATCGTAAACTTCTTCCGATGAGAGAATCTCATAATCTTGGGGAATCTGCTGGTAAAAACAAACTAGATGCTACGAAAAATGAAGAAACTCTACAAGAAATTAGTTCAGGTAAATTGAAAGATGCTCTATCAGATGTAGGGCACTATGCAGATGATGTGAGTGTCCACAAGGGTGTTGCAACTATTAGAAAGAGTTTCTTCTATAAGCATGGTGATGATGAGCGTCAACATCAAGGAAGAGTCCTTAATGCTCTAGTTAAAGCAGGTATCAAGCATAAGCATGTAGAAAGCGGAGAGGTTAATAAGCCATTCCGTGGTGGAGCATCTGTTAAAAATTCTTCTCACTTCTATACTAAAGTTGGATTGGGAGAAATAACCGATCCATCAAGCTATCGTGCCCCAACGCGCACCGGAGGAAATCCTGCAGATCCACTTCTTCACTATTTGAGAACTGGTATGGTTCTGGTGAAAGAAGAAACCATTAATGAAACTAAATTTGAGCAACATCCAGATGGTGGAGATAAAGCATACTCTGTTGCTGTAACACATTCTCGCAGTGGAAAGTTTATCAAAAGCCATAACGTTAAGGCTAAGAACATTCGTTCTGCTGAGCGACACATTCGTAGTAAATATCCTGCAGGACATAAAGCATTCGCTGGGTATATTTCCATATATGAAGATGCAGGAGTAGGAGCAGCGGACGTATCAGGACCAGCAACCGCAGGTAGTGATTATCAGACTAAACTATCAGCAGTTGGAAAGATGAGTCCGAAGCAAATGAGAAAGAAAGCAAATAACGTAAAAGAGAACGTTATCTCTACGGTAGAGCAGATAGAGGCTCTCCTAGAGTCCTATAAGCCATCTGATAAGCTTTTGGCTCGTACCAAGTACCTTGTTCAGCCTCAATTAAGCAAGACCCTACGAGCACGTCTAGCGGCTAGAGGAGCACCAAAGAAGAAGGGATATACAGCATCAGCTGGCACGCTAGGTCTAGCAGCGCAGCGCAAGGCTCAGATGTCTGGAAGCAAAAAGAAGAAGGTTGATGAAGCAGTAGACCCGCATGCGCATGTAGAAAAGGCTGTGCATAAGATTCTCAATGGTGGTCACAAAGAAACTCTGATGAAGATGAACTCCGAGAAGCTATCTCATCTAGTTCGCCAGTCTCGTGAAGCTGGTACTTTGGAATATGCACCAAATGGATCATTGAACAAATATGTCGATTCTTGGAAGGCAAAGCACAGCGTCAGCGAAGGCATTTTCTCAAGAATGAAGAAGTCAGCTTCGAAGAAAGCTGCATCAGCTATACCTGTTAAAAAGAGGAAAGAATCTGATACACCGCCACGCGCTGGTGATTATGAGTATGATGAACATACTAAGAAATACTATACGACTGAAAATAAGAAATTTTCAGTTGGAACCAACGTTACAATTACCACAGGAACTCATGCAGGTAAAGCAGGTAGAATTGTGGATTTCAAGATTGGTGAATATCATAGCCCATATCCTGGTACAGAACACCATCGTGTCGCTATCGGAAAGGAGCGTCATACTATCAGCCTAAAGCATTTGAAATTGGCTGAGGAACGCGAACTCCTAACGGATGCAAAGAAAAAGCCTTCAAAGCTTAAGCGCAAATATATGGGTGTCACTAAAGGACGTACTGCAACAGGTAAGCCTGCGCATGCAATTGAAATTGATCCAAAGATCAATTCAGGTCAGGGAGTAGCTAACAGAATGACTGGTGCTATCAAATAATATGAAAGCACCTTATACGATTTATTCTGACATGGATGGTGTACTAGTGGACTTTTTACGAGGAGTCCGCGAAGCACTAGGTCATGGTTGGGATGATGCAGTTTTCACCGGAAAAGAAAAGAAAGCACAACGTAATAAATCTATTTCATTACATAAACATTTTTGGGAAAATCTACCAGTAGAACGTGATTTTGATCAGTATTGGGGATTCATAAAGAATTTCAATCCGCATATTCTAACAGCATATGCTCCTTGGGATGAGACCAATTCTAAACACGGAAAGGTAGTTTGGAATCAGAAACATCTACATGTGCCACATGAGAGATTTCATGTTGTACTTCGAGAGAGCAAGAGATATTTTGCAAAGGAACATGACGGAAGTCATTTTGGTAGACCGAATGTTTTGATTGATGATTTCCCAATAAATATCACTGAATTTGAAGCGGCAGGCGGAATAGGCATACTACATACAAGTGCAGCGACAACAATAACGAAACTCAAAGAGTTAGGATTTTCAAAATGACAACATCACTTCTATACAGCGATAACGTACATGTTGAACGTTTAAATGAAATGTTAGACCGTGTTACGGAGAAGCGTTTTTTAAATTCTCAAATAGCTATCACCGCAATTCGCATGTGTCTACAAATTTATGGTATTACATTACCGCTCCTAGAATGCGAAGGTCAAAGCGGACAAACTTCACAAGATGGTCAAGAGATACAAAAGAACATTGGTACTCTGACTAAACCACCGGCGCTAGAACAGACTGGAGAATTCATTTTCAAGATTGTCGATGCTGATGGAAGAGAAGATGGCGATAGCGACGATGATCTTTATATCTATATTGTTCTTGATACTGATAAGGATGATCCAGAACTTGCAGATTTGATTGAGTGCTATGCTCAAGTGTTGGACAAAGATGATTTGGATGCAATTTCAGACACAGACGTATTAGCTGACAAAGATTTTGATCCTCCTGTTGGTGATCGTGCTGGAGAAACGGAGTGGCTGAAAAAGCAACGTCATATCGGCACATTCAAAGGCGACGGTGGATAAGCGTGTTTGAAGATCTAAATGATGATAATTACTTGTTATTTGCGGCGCGATCTTATGACAAACCAAATGCAGTAATGAGTGAATTTGAAGAAGATTTGAATAGAATTTTATATTTGAAGAGACTTCTCACGAAGTATTATGCTACTAAGATTCTGAAAGATAGACTGATTATGAATCATCTTGTGATTCTATATAATGTGTTTGGTATTGATTCGGCAACAAGAATGTTATTTTATAAACTGGAAGAAAAAGATCTAGAAGTAATAAAACCATTTTTGGTATTTCTAAATTTTCTTCCAGAAAATGTATATGGTATAAACGGTAAAGACATTAGAACATCAGAGATTAAATTAGATCAGGAAGCAATTTCATGCCTAAGAAACTTAAAGTCCTAGAAGGACAGTACAAAGATATCGCAACCAACGCTGCGGAAACGAAGCGTTTGGTTCAGAAAAAAGTTGCGGCGCGCGGCGCAAGAATGGCAGATCGTGGGGCATTTCTTGATAAGCAAAAGCGTCCAGAAGTCATTAAGAAACCAGATGAACCAGATCGTGGTCCTGGCGATGACCGTCACCCATCCACACCAAAGGCACACAAAACTGGACCAATGGGAGAAGAGACTGTTTCTGCTGATCCAACTGGTCAAAAGAAACAGAGCAAGAATAGTTTCTTAAAGACTATTGCTAGTCGTATGAAAGCAACGGCAAAACTTGGAACTGAAAAACAGAATGGAGCAATCCGTGAAGCAATCTTAGTCGAAGCAGTTCCAAACGTTAAGAAGGAAAAGTATTCTTGGGGCAATATGGTTACAATCCATCATGGTCATCACTTTACTGTTCCTGTACATCCAGAACATCAGAGAGCCATTGCGAGGCTTACAGATGGCGGTATACATTCTTTCAGGGATGAAACTAAGCAACGCTGGACTGCTCACCGTGATCATGATATGGTTCATTTCAAATCACGCGATGGTAGCATGAAGACATATGCTGGTCTACATCATTTCACAGAATCTGTGGATGAAGCTGCAAAGTCTATGTATTGGCATATGGCGCAGGAAAATAAAGCTAAGAAGATGGCAGCACGTATTGCTGCTAAAGCAGAACATAAGCTGCACATGATCCATAGGAGAGCTTCTGAAAAGGCAGCAAAGAAAGTTCATACAGATAAACTTCATAGCATGATCGCTCAACACGTTCAGAGAGAAGTTGCTGAGACTACTCCAGATTCAGATCCTTATGAATCAATCCATCACCATGTTCATAGAACTTTGGGTGTGCCTCACAATAAAGTGCACGCACATATTGATGCTGCTGTAAAAAAGCACCTGGGTCATAGAAACTATCATAGTTTTGTAGACTCCATGGCTCGCGAATGGCATCACAGTGACCAGTCATTGCGTGGTCATGCATTGCCTGAGAATTATCGTATTGCTGCGCTCAAGGGAATGGGTGCTGAAAAGAAGGGTGATGTTCATGTCAAAGTGGGTCGTGGCGCAGACTATTATCATCCAGAAAATGGTGATAAGCATTCCGGCATGTTTACTCATGTTGGTAAGGACAGCTATAGAATTAAAGATGATCGTACTAAGAAAGTTCACACCTTTAAATACTTCAATCATGATGAATATAAGAAAATGGTTGAAGAAGTTGCCATGGCTGCCGGTGCTGCTGGAGATCCAGCAGCAGTAAGAGATCCTTCTGCAAATTATTCTGCACAGAAAAAACGTTTAGGATCTATTAAGAAGACTAGCATGGCACGTCGTAAGGTACCACTATGATACAAATCACACTAAATCAATTGTTGCAAATTGTGCCAGAGTTTACAACTAGCAAATTTGATAAGCAGAATATTGCAAATACGTTGAATGAACTATTCATCAGTACATCTATTAATACTCTTAACCGCAGAGCAGCATTTATAGCTCAGACTGCTGTAGAGTCTAATAGCTATCGTGCCATAACTGAAAATTTAAATTATTCTGCGCAAGGGTTGCTAAAGACATTCCCAACCCATTTCACCGCTGCTGAAGCGGCTGCATATGCCCGCCAACCAGAGAAGATTGCAAATAGAGCATATTGTAATCGCATGGGTAATGGTGATGAAAATTCTGGCGATGGATGGAAATATCGTGGCAGAGGTTTTCTTCAGCTAACGGGAAAAGATAATTATACGCATTGCGCGGCAGATACCAAGTTTGATTTTGTCGGAAATCCCGATTATGCAGCAACCGTATCTGGTGCATTCGTGTCTGCAGTTTGGTATTGGGAGAAACACAAAATCAATGATTGGGCAGACAAAGATGACATTAAGACCGTTTCGCACATAGTAAA